AAACAAAAACACCTAGCTCTACTCCCCCTTTTCCAGGACAACTTCCAAAAGGGAATCCAGGTGCGAATACTGTAATAAAGTTTATGGTAAATTATTTGGCTTATGATACAATGAAGACAATGATGGGTGGACAGTCTGGTAATATAAAAACTGCCTCTAAGATTTTAGAAGATTTTGTTGAACTGGAAAAAGAAATGCACTTTGGCTCAACAAATCTTCCAATATATAAGGTTTATATGAGCAATGACGGAAGTGGAGCATATAGTTATTTATTTTCAGGAGCAGAATTTAGAGAGAAAAAGTCAAGTATACTAGATGAATTCAAGTCAAAGAATATTCCAGGCCTAATAATTGAATCAAACGCACAGGACGGCCCAACTTATACTCAAATTGCATATAGATCTAGTGGCGATAATAAACTTACATTTAGTGTTCAAGGTACAACAACTAGAACTTGGCCTTGGATGATAAAAAATAAAAAGGTTGCACAATAATGAAAACACAGCTACTATGTACATTTTCAAGCAATAAAGCTCTTACAAAGACTGTAGATGTAATAGTAGAGACGTATGATGTCTTATATAATAAGATTTTTGTCCTTAAAAATTTAGATAACTCAAGTGACCTGATGTGCACATATAATGTAGAATCATCTACAGATATTACAATATTAGAAAATACAATATCTTTACATAGAAAGAAAAATACAAATACACTATATACAATTAATGCATTAAATAGACTAATTGAATCTGTTAATAATGGAGTATTGGACACTTCATACCAAGTAGATTGGGAAAATTACAGAAACTGTATGCTATTAACTGGAGAGGATGGCCTTAAAAGAATAGATACAGAAGTTAGTGAAATTATACACATTAAAGTAAAAAAGTGATATTTATATAAAATTAGTTCGTTAGAAATTTTTTTTCTTGCGGAATTTTTATTATATTAGTAACAAATAAACAATAACAAATAAAAACTGTCGTATGAGCAAATTATTACTATCGGTCATCTTATTTTTGGTTGGCCACACATTAATCTGGTTCCAGTTAAATGGACAATTCAAATGGGAATGGTTCCAGAAAAATCCCCACATTTTAGCAATTGCATTAGGAAGTATAATTTCATATACATTTATATATGGAACAAAATACTGTGTAGAGCACTTTGATGGCTTATTATGGCCAGGTAGATTCTTAGGATTTGCATTAGGAATATCATCTTATGCACTAATAACATGGTGGATGATGGGAGAAGGAATTAGCTTAAAAACATTCACATCTCTTGTATTAGCTACAGGAATAATTTGTGTACAATTATTTTGGAAAACGGCATAAATTTATTATATTATAAGTATGGCAAAACAATTAGGATACGCATGTATTAACATGCAATTACGTAAAAAAGGTATTAATGCAAAACGTTCTATGATTCGGCGTACATTTGATGCAAAAGGCTTGGACTATGTATCTGAACTATGTCTTGCAAATGCTCGCGACCTTGTGGAAATTATTAAATGGAATAATGAAAATGATATTAAGGTATACAGAATGCCTTCAGATATATTTCCGTGGATGTCTGAATACGAATTTACAGACCTACCTGACTACGAAGAACTTTCTATGGTACTAAAGGATGCTGGTAAATTGGCAATGGATAATGGCCAACGTCTTTCATTCCATCCAGGTCAATTCTGTGTTCTTGCATCACCAAATCAAAAGGTTGTTGATTCTGCAATTAACGAATTAAATAAATCATCACAAATTATGGATATGATGGGTTTACCAAGGTCTCGTATGGCAAAAATCAACATTCATGTTGGTGGTGCCTATGGCGACAAAGAATCAGCACTTGGAAGGTTTTGTAAAAATTATATAGAAACATCAAAAGGTGTGCGATCACGTCTAACAGTCGAAAATGATGATAAAGCAAATATGTATTCTGTTGTGGATTTATTTGAAGGTGTCTACAAGGTTGTAGGAATACCAATTGTGTTCGATTACTATCATCACAAATTCTGTACAGGTGGGCTCACAGAGGAGCAGGCACTAAAGCTTGCTGCATCAACGTGGCCAGAAGGCGTAAAACAATGCACTCATTATTCCGAAAGTAGAGCAAAAGAAAAAATGGACGAGTCAATTCGTCCACAAGCACATTCTGATTATATCACATCAGATATTAATGACTATGGACTTGACATAGATGTTGTTGTCGAGGCAAAAGCCAAGGAATTGGCAATAAAAAAATATAAAAAAGTTTTAACAGAAGTTTCATATTAAAGAAATTTTTGTTATATTAATGTTGAATCAATAAATAACTAATTAAAAGGAGAAAAAAATGGCAATTGATTTAGATGCAATCCGAGCTAAGCTCAACAATTTACAGAGTCAAACGACTCGTACAAACAATTTATGGAAGCCTGAACCAGGCAAAAATCAGGTAAGAATAGTACCTTATCAGTATAATAAGGATAACCCGTTTATCGAGTTATACTTTCACTATGACTTAGGTAAGAAGAACTATTTGTCACCTGTGACATTTGGTGAGGCAGACCCAGTAGTAGAATTTTCTGAAAAATTAAAATCATCAGGTAATAGAGATGATTGGAAATTAGGTAAGAAAATGGAACCTAAAATGAGATGTTATCTTCCAGTTATTGTAAGAGGACAGGAATCAGAAGGTGTTAAATTCTGGGGATTTGGAAAGACTGTATATCAGGAACTTTTACAATTTATAGCTGACCCTGATTATGGTGACATTACAGATTTATCTGGTGGTAGAGATGTAGTTGTGACTTTTCATCCAGCTGAAGGAACTGAAAGATTCCCTAAGACTACAATTATGGTTAAACCAAATCAAACTCCAGCAACTGAGGATAAAAATGTAGCTGATAAGATTATGAATGGTCAACAAGATATCCATGATATCTATAAAAAAGTTGACTATGATACTTTGAAAGGTGCTTTACAAACTTGGTTAGATGGTGGCGATGATGAGGAACAAACTCAAACTACAGCACAACCAGTAGCAGCAGCTGCAACACCAGCAGGTGTTAAAAAGACTGATGACATTGGTGATGCATTTGATGATTTGTTTAATGATAATAACTAAGGGGTAGTATATGGCTAAGAAAAACAAAAGAGATGATTTGGCAAATGTACTTGCTGACTCACTAAATAAAAAGTTCAAAGACTTTAAGGTTGCTTATTTCTTGGATGGTTCTGAGGATACACCAACAGATTTAACTGAGTGGATAAGTACAGGCTCTTCTGTTCTTGACCTAGCTATTGCTAACAGGCCAAATGGTGGAATTCCAGTTGGTAGAATAACTGAGATAACGGGTATGGAGGCTAGTGGTAAGTCGCTGCTTTCTGCCCATATCTTAGCTAATACACAAAAGCAAGGTGGAACTGCAGTTTATATTGATACTGAAAATGCAATGAATGAGGAATTCTTAAGAGCTATTGGTGTTGATGTTGGAAAGATGTTATATATACAATTAGAAACAGTCGAGGACATCTTTGAAGTAATGGAAACTATAATTCTTAAGGCAAGAGAATCTAATAATGACAAACTTGTCTCTATAGTTGTAGATTCAGTTGCAGCTGCAACCACTAAAGTTGAACAATCAGCAGACTATGACAAAGATGGATGGTCTACTGGTAAAGCTATTGTAATGTCAAAGGCAATGAGAAAAATTACAAATCTTATTGGTAGACAAAGAATAGCATGTGTATTTACAAACCAACTTAGACAAAAGCTTGGTGTAATGTTTGGAGACCCTTGGACAACAAGTGGTGGTAAGGCATTACAATTTCATGCTAGTTGCAGATTAAGATTAAAGGCAGCTGGACAAATTAAAGCTAAAGTTAATGGCAAGGAACAAGTTATTGGAATTAAAACTAAGGCTGTAGTGGTTAAGAACAGAATGGGACCACCATTAAGAACTGCAGAATTTAATATCTTTTTTGAATCTGGTGTAGATGATATAGGAGGGTGGCTACAGGTACTAAAGGACTATAAATTGGTCACAGTATCTGGTGCTTGGTACACTTATAAAGACCCAGAAACAGGCGAAGAAATTAAATTTCAGTCAAAAGACTTTGAATCAAGAGTATTAAAGGATGAGTCAAATAAAGAGAGAATTTACAAAATGATTTGTGATGCTCTTATTATGAATTATAAGGCTGATGAATTTGGTATTGATGATATTGAAGTTGGTAATGATGATGTACCAACAGGTTAAAAATAAATAAAGGTTATAATTATGGATAGAAGAGAGAGGTATTTTAGGATACTTGACGGTCTTGAAAAGACCACTGAGGAAACTCACAAAAACAGTAGAATTTTATTGATTGATGGATTGAACACATTTATCAGAAGCTTTGCCGTCAACCCAAGTTCTAATGACGATGGAGTTCATATTGGTGGTATGACCGGCTTTCTTCAGTCCATAGGTTATGCAATTAGAAATATAAGACCTACAAGAGTTATTATTTGTTGGGATGGAAAAGGTGGAAGTGCAAGACGCAGAAAACTTTTTCCAGACTATAAAGCAAATAGAAGAGTTAGAACAAGATTAACTAGAATGTCTAACTACGGAAATGTTGGCGATGAACAAATAGCAATGGGCCAACAAATAAGAAGGTTAACTCAATATCTGGAAACATTACCTGTCACTGTATTAGCAACTGAAAACATAGAGGCTGATGATGCAATTGCTTATATATGTGAACAGGTATATCCAGATTCACAAAAGTTTATAATGTCAACTGACAAAGACTATTTACAGCTTGTTAATAATAAAGTTCAAGTTTGGTCACCAACAAAAAAGAAATTCTATTTTGAGGATACAATCCTTGAGGAGTTTGGAGTACCAGCAAAAAACTTTTTAGAATATAGAACACTATTAGGTGATAGTTCAGATAATATTCCAGGAGTAAAAGGCACAGGACTAAAAACTCTACAAAAAAGGATGCCAATAATATTTGAGGATAGAAAGATATCAGTAGAAGATATAATAGAACATGCAGAAAGTAATAGAGATGATGCAAAGATTTTATCATTAATAGCTGATAGTGGTGATACGCTAAGACTAAACTACAAACTTATGCAATTAAGGGAGGTAGATATATCTGGTTATGCAAAGTCATCAATAATGGATATAGTTAAAAGGCCAATACAAAGGCTAAATAAGCCTAAATTTTTAACTATGTTCTTAGAGGATAGAATAAGTAGTACAATGAAAAATCCAGAATTTTGGCTTCAAGACACATGGAGAAGTCTAGATTCTTATGCAATAGTAGGGGGAAAAGATGAGTAATAAATTATCAGAATACGGTTATAGTTTTCAAATTAAGATACTAACATGCTTGTTTACAGACAAAGCATTCTTACAGCAAATTATAGATATTTTAGATTCTAAATTTTTTGAAAATGATGCAAATAAATTTATAGTAGATATTGTAAAAGAGTATTTTAATGAATTTAAGTCTCCACCTACAAAAGAGGTGCTTAAAGTAAAAGTAACTGAAATTGATAATGATGTACTTAAAAAGACTGTTATTGAACACCTAAAAGATGTCTATAGATATATTGGGGCAGAAGATTTAGATTTTGTAAAGCAACAAACATTGGACTTTTGCAAAAATCAAAATCTAAAAGGTGCAATTATAAAGTCTGTTGAGCTACTTAAAGATGGAGAGTATGAATCTATAAAAACATTAATAGATACAGCTATGAAGGCAGGTGCAGAAAGAGATTTAGGCCATGAGTATATGGACAATATTGATGAAAGATATTCAGAATCTGTTAGAAATACATGTACAACAGGCTGGGAAGTCATTGATGAACTATCAGACGGAGGCTTAGGAAAGGGTGAGCTAGGTGTAATGGTTGCACCAGCTGGTATTGGTAAGTCATGGGCACTAGTTAATGTCGCTGCAAATGCTGTTAAAGCTGGAAAAACAGTATTACATTATACACTAGAGTTAAATGAAGCATATGTAGGATTAAGATATGACTCAGTATTTACTGGTATTGCTGCACAAAACCTTAAATATAATATAGATGATGTAAAGGAGAAGCTCAAAAGCATAAAAGGTAATTTGGTTGTTAAGTATTATCCAACAAAAGGTGCATCTGTAAATACAATATCTGCACACATAGAAAAAGCAAGAATGCAAGGTATAAATCCAGACCTTGTTATAGTAGATTATGCAGATTTATTAAGAGGTACTGGTAAAACAAACGAACTAAGAATACAATTGGGTAATATATATGAAGACCTTAGAGGTTTAGCTGGTGAACAAGAGATACCAGTATGGACAGCATCACAAGCAAATAGAAGTGCTTTACAAGAAGATGTAATTCAAGCAGATAAAATTGCAGAATCATATTCTAAGATAATGACAGCTGATTTTGTTGTGTCATTAAGTAGAAAAATAGAAGATAAGGTTGATGGAACAGGTAGATGGCATGTTATTAAAAATAGATTTGGACCAGATGGAATTACGCTTCCAAGCAAAATGAATGCGTCAAATGGTCATATTGAAATTTTTGCACAATCATCTGTTCAGGGAAGAGAGGTACAAAAGCAGATGGATAATCATGAAGAGACAACTAGAAAATTATTGAAAAATAAATTTAATGAATTGAATGAGAATCCATCTTAATATACATATATAATGATAATTATAGTTGAACAAAATAAAATAGGAGAATTATATGGCACTTTTTGAGGAAAGGGTGCCTTTTAAGCCATTTGAGTATCCAATATACTACACAGAAGGTTGGCTTAAACAGGCACAAGCATTTTGGTTGCATACAGAAATAGCAATGCAAGGTGATGTAAAGGACTGGAAAGAAAATTTGAATCCAGCAGAAAAAAATTTAGTAGGAAATATACTTTTAGGTTTTGCACAAACAGAATGTGCCGTATCTGATTATTGGACTGGAATGGTTACGAAATGGTTTCCAAAACATGAAATAAGACAAATGTCAATGATGTTTGGCTCACAAGAGACTATTCATGCAGTTGCATACTCATATCTTAACGAGACATTAGGCTTAGAAGATTTTGAGGCATTTTTACATGAACCAGCTACTGCAGATAAGTTTGATTTATTAATGAATACAAGTGCTGATTATACACATGAGGATTTAGCAAAAGACTCAAAGGCAAGACAAGAAGTTGCAAGAAGTTTAGCTATTTTTAGTGCATTTGCTGAAGGCGTAAGTCTTTATAGCTCCTTTGCTGTTCTCTATTCTTTTCAGATGAGAAATTTATTAAAAGCCT